CAGCAGAATTTGACGTTCTTGTTCGTGATTTCAACGACACAGATGAAAATATGGTTATTCTTGAAAGATTTTCAAGATGTTCCATGAATCCTGATGTTCCTGGATATATTGCATTAAAAATCGGAACATCTGATACTGAATATGAATTAAGGTCAAAATATATTATGTTAGAAATGGCAGATGATCATCCAACCGATGCAGTTCCTGCAGGATTTAGAGGATTTACAACCGATCAATTAAACACATCAGTATTAGGTGGGGTATTATATAAAACACAATACAATAATGCTGGTGATGCTGTTACATATACATGGGATGGAATAGCTGAGGATTATTCTGGTGATAAAATTAGACGAGTTATGTTAGGATTATCAACACAAATTGGTTATGACAATAGCATGTTTAAATTTAAAGGATCAAACGCTAATACAACAACACCAGGATTTCACTTATCATCTCAAGCATCAGCAATTACTGGATCAACAATTACTGGATATGAATTTAATTCTACTCCATATGATTTAGAAGGACAAACTGGCGGGGTTTTAAATAAATTAACAGAAGTCTCATATCGTAAATTTACTTTTGCATTAATGGGCGGATTTGACGGATGGGATATATACAGAGATGTAAGAACATTTGGCGATGAATATAAATATGGTAAATCAACTTATGATGATAATAATACAACAAATGGGGGATGTTTTGATCCTGACGCGGGAAATTCAGATTATTATGCATATCTAGCGGGTATTGAAACGTTTGCTAATGCTGAAGCTGTTGACATTAATGTTTTTGCAACCCCAGGTATTAATTTTTATGACCATTCTTCACTAACCGAAGAAGCTATTGATATGGTTGAAGAAGATCGTGCCGATTCACTTTATATTATTTCAACACCAAGTTGGGCAACAACAGTTGATGAAATTGTTGACGCTATTGATACCATTGGACTCGATTCTAATTATTCAGCCGTATATTGGCCATGGATTCAGGTTAGAGATAATGAAAATTCAACACAATTATATATTCCGCCAACAGGTGAAGTTTTGAGAAATATCGCATTGACGGATAATGTTTCATATCCATGGTTTGCAGTAGCAGGATATTCAAGAGGTATTGTAAATGCTATTAAAGCATACAAGAAATTAACACTTGATGAAAGAGATGACCTTTACAGAATGAGAATTAATCCAATTGCAACATTTAGTGATACAGGTCCAATTATTTGGGGTAATAAAACTCTTCAAATTAGAGAAAGCGCATTGGATAGAATTAATGTCAGAAGACTTTTATTAAGAGCAAGAAAATTAATTGCCGCTGTCGCAGTAAGATTATTATTTGAACAAAATGATGAACAAGTAAGAGCTGAATTTGCGAGATTAGTTAATCCAATTCTTGAATCAATTAAAAAAGAAAGAGGTCTTTATGATTTTCGTTTAGTTGTTTCTAATGATCCCGAAGATATAGATTCTAATACTCTTCGAGGTAAAATTTATATTAAACCTACTCGATCTCTTGAATATATTGATGTAGAATTTATTATTACTCCAACAGGAGCATCATTTGAGAATATTTAATCTCAACACAAATTTAAGAAAAAAGGATAAATTAAAATTTTATCCTTTTTTTTTAGAAAACAAATTGGAATTATTACCCAGTATTATACTAGTATATATTTGATCTTTTTTTTCTTTATAATAAAAAACCGATCATCTAGTGGTCCAATATGTACTAGTATGCATTTTTTGTTTTTAAATAACTAGTAATTCTGGTTCTGGTTTGCTTTTGATCCTAGTTCTGGACCATAAGTACGAAAAAAAATTGAAAAAGTCAAGTTATTTTAAAAATAATTTAAAATACTTGATCCAGAGTGGAAATTTTTAACAATATGATTTTTTTTGTTTTATATCCAGATTTATTATCATTTATGAGATATAATTTAAAATCTAATTTATTTTTTTCCATATTGATATATTTATAATTAACAAATATAATAAATAAATAGTTAAAAACAAAGAAAATGGCCGACTTATTAATGAAGATGCCCGTACCTTACGAGCCGAAAAGAAAAAATAGATTTATTTTAAGATTCCCTTCCAGCTTGGGTATTAATGAATGGTATGTATTTTCAGCAGCAAGACCGAGCGCGAAAATTAATCCTGTAGAGATTCCATTCTTAAATACATCAACATATGTTGCCGGTAGATTTACATGGGACGAAATAAGAGTGCAATTTAAAGATCCAATTGGGCCTTCAGCTTCACAAGCATTAATGGAATGGTTTCGTTTGCACGCCGAATCTGTTACAGGTAGGATGGGTTACGCATCAGGATACAAAAAAGATATTGAACTAGAAATGCTCGACCCAACAGGGGTTGTAGTTGAAAAATGGATACTTCAAGGTACATTTTTAGCAAATCTTAATTTTGGTGATCTAGATTATTCGAGAGACGACTTAGCAACTATTGAAGCAACTTTACGTATGGATCGTTGTATACAGGTGTATTAAGAATTATTGATAGTCAAATACTTATAGAGATTAAGATTAAAATATATCTATTCATTTATAGTTTAGAAAAATTTTCATATATTTTTATATGAAAATTTTTATTTATAAGAATGGATAATTTCAGAATTAAAACGAGAATTACTTTAATATCAATAAAAAATTGTGTATAATACTTATTATAAAATATAAAGATGAGCGAAGAATTTAAAATTGATCCTTCAATAGCATACGATGTTGTTGAATTACCAAGTCGGGGGATAATGTATCACAATAATAAAAAAGCTGTTAGAGTTGCTTATTTAACTGCGTCAGATGAAAACATTTTAGCTTCGCCAAATTTATCGTCTAGTGGTGGCGTTATAGATGAATTACTGAAAAGAAAAATATTGGATAAGGATCTTCCAGTTGATGAAATAATAGAAGAAGATAAGCAGGCAATATTAATTTTTTTAAGAAATACTTCTTTTGGATCAGAATATAACATAACATTAACTGATCCAAAAACTAAAGAAAAATTTACTACTTCAGTAGATTTATCCTGTCTCAAAATAAAAGATTTTAATTTGATTGCGGATTCAAATGGAGAATATTCATATTTTCTTAATAAGAGTAAAATTGATATTACTTTTAAATATTTAACTCAGAAACAAGAAGATGAACTTCGAAAATTAGAAGATAGTTGGAATGGAGTTGGAGCCGCCCCTATCGTAACAAAGAGACATGAAATGATGATTAAATCTATTGGTGGAAATAGAGATCAAATGCAGATTCATAATTTTATTGAAAATAAGATGCCAATCACCGATTCTCAAGAATTTAGAAAATATTTTACAGAAAATAAACCAGGAGTTGATTTAACTCAAAAAGTAACCGCCCCATCAGGAGAAATAATCCAAGCTGAGATTGGGTTTGGGGTGGAGTTTTTTCGTCCTTTCTACGGAGTATAGAGAAGTTCAATTAAAAGAAATTTTATTTTTAATTAATCACGGATTTTCTTATGGTGATATTCTTACGATGCCTATTTATGTGAGAAGATATTATATTCATTATATAACAGAATCAATGATAGAAAAAAATAAGAAATAGTCTATTTATCTTATATGGCAGCAATTCCAGACATATTATTAAAATTAGCAAAATCAAGAAAATATCAACAATTTATTGCTGAATCTATGAAAGATATTGATGAAAAAGATCCAGATTTTAAAAATTATTTACGAAATAAGGAAGCTTTATATCAAACATTATCCAAAGATGAAAAGGCAGATTCATTTAGAGACACATTATATCAACCATCAACTGTGGGGAGTGGCGGATTTTTTAGTAAAACAATGGCCGCCCAATATTCACCAACAACCGCTCGATTACCTGAATATGGAACATTAGAAACATTTGGGGAAGGTATTGGTGATATCATTAAAATATTTCAAGGAAAGTTTCGTGAAGGATTTTCGGGTTTAGGTCATCTTCTAACCAATGAAATTATTATATATTTAACACAAACAAATCAGCTTTTTCAGGAAATTAATGAAAAAGCCATGATGACAGGAGAATACGCTAAATTATTCAGAGATGAAATAATGATGGCATCTATAGGTGCAATGGAGGTAGGTATTGGATTTGAAGAATTTGCGGAATCTGTTGGTGACTTAGTATCTCAATCGGGAAAATTTAAACTATTAAGTGATTCCACAATGAAAGAAATGGCGTTGGCTAGCAAATTCACCACAAGTATGAAAGATTTTGTTGGCATGGGAAGAAATTTTGAAATGATAGGATTGGGAATTAGAGATATGTCCATG